GTCGGTTCCTCGACGTACAAAAATTTGCCGGCTACCTCAAGCCAAAACAAAAACTGTACTGATTCGAGTACTCCACATGGCAAACATACAATATGATACAAATATGGATAGGCTGAAAAGCCTAGCTACACACCGACAGTGTAGTCTTACGTGGGTCCCCACGCTGGGTTCTTTGACCCCCCTTACAAGGCAGGGGTCCAGGCGGACGCGAACACAGGAGTAGCATTCGCGATCCAAAGATCCGGAGCACAGACGAAGAACACGGGGTTGAAATCCGTGCCCGCCGCAAAGTAGTGGTCGACGAACGGGTAGTTACTGTTGGCTTGAACGTCAACAGTCTGGCGCCCTGATGTCGTCAACCGCACACTCTCGTGCTCATTGGATGTGGAGTCACTTGGGTAGATGTCCCGGTCGAACTCCCAGGCCGGGCGGAAGCGCCACTTCGAATAGTACGGAACACTCACGGACATGGCAGACTGCGTCCGCGGGTTCGTAATGGAAGTGCCAGCAAAGCCGCTCTCGTGCCCAACTATGCTGGTGCCATTCACATTGTTCCTCAAGAGTGCCGTAATGTTGTACGACCCAGTCTGGAATGTGACAGAAACACCTGACCGCAAGGCCTTTGTGGACAAGAGAATTGGCGTCCCAGGGTGACGCGTGGCTGCAATGGTGTCCATGTAATCATTGCCGTTGCTCAGGACGTTGAAGTGGTGCACGAACGAGCCGCGGTAGCCAGCAAAGCAGTTGAGAACATACGACACCAGGTGAGTGCGACACATCGACCCAGGTCTGTACTTGCTGGTGTCGTCGAGCCGTTGGATGTACGACGAACCCAGCGCACTGCGGCCGAACGCCATGGGGATTCTGGGGAACAGGTTCGTGTTGACCCAATACCCAGCTGTCCGCGCAGCCGCGGGCGCAGCTTGCGTTGGTTCCAACCAAGGGCACCCAATTTGCGTGAGCTCCACCCACGATGCGCGGTGGACCAGCTGACGGATGGACCCGATTGTCTCACCAACCGTGACCATTTCTGCCGTAAGGGCCGGTTGTGGAAGGCCGGCCAAAATGCTGTCATCGGGTGGGCTCTCTTCTGTCTCCTCGCCCTGGGGGGCGAACATGTACCGCGTGTCAACCTCACGGGGAACGCAGTACGACAGGTCAGTGGCGCCAGAGACGTACACCAGCATGGTGATCTGAGCGTTGTCAGCAGGGCCAGTGAGTGTGTTCTGGACGTACACCTTGATCACACCATTGTGCAGCGCGTCATCATACCCCGAAATGGCCCCGCTGCCATTCGTGTAGTTGGTGTCGCGGACCGGCAAATCGAGCCACGGAGTACGTGCCTTGAACGGAATGGTGATGGTCACCTCATCCTCCTCCTGGATGTCAACCAATCGTGACAGCGTGAGTGTCTCCGCGTCAGCCCCGGGCTGCCCCTGCGGGTCCCAGGATATCATGACGCGACCGGTGTGGTAGCGCGACTTGATAAACTTGAACCGGTAAGTGACTCCGCCACGCCAGTAGTTGAAGAACTGCGAAAAGTACGCGGCGGGCGTCCAGGCGTAGCGCGAGTGGTTAGCATCGACAGACTGGAAGCAATACGCCGGGTGAACTGCGGCAGCGAACAGCTGAGCACCCTCGAGCTGAACTTGCGTCCAGCTCGTTCCAGTGAGAAAGCTTTCACGGCCAAGTAAACTCGACATGGTCAGCTCATCATCCGCGCTGTACCCAGTCACTGTGTTGTCCATGGTGACCTCATTCTTCGGGTCCACGGTCAGCTTGTCGATGGGAAGGCGCGTATCGACGTTCGCAAACGCATGGAATGACTTAGGGGCCACAGGGGCCACGTCGTCAATCACAGGCGGGTTGGAAAATCCGAAAACGCGCGCGATGTTAGACACTGCCCGAGCCCCGATTTCGGCTGCAGTGGCCATCGGGCCAATGACAGGCGCATCAGAGAGCGCGCCTGCCGCCGCTGCCACAGCACTGGCAGGCCCAGACACAGGGCCCATTTCATCGTACTCACTCGCCTGGACAGCGAAAGTCGTCGGGCCTGCCAGTTCCACATCCGTGGCCCAAGCATAGCACGAGATTCTGACTTTTGCAGAACTCACTCCGTTCGCAGACCGCAGGGCGGCGAAACGGACGTAATGCATAGACCCCATCGCCGTCATGTCAGCCATGTTCCGCAGGTCGGCCCACACACCTGGCCACACAAACGGCAGCTCCATGGAGGAGGTGGTGCCGCGCTGCGGCTCGATGTACAGACCAGGGGCCTGTGACACGCGCATCTGATCGCCTGCATCGTCGATGACATGCTTAGCTCGGAGTGGGAAGTAGCACACCCGCATCGACCCGAAATAGAACGGGGACGCGTTGTATACAAACTTCACATGGAGCTTGCATCGAATCCGCGAGTAGTTGTCCAACTTCTTCCGAACCCCGGGGTCGCTGAAGTACAGGGTCCACGGAGAGAAACTGGTCTGCTCCGTCACGACATTGGACTCCAACCAGTCGAAAGAGTTTATGAGAACGGGCCTGTTGAGAAAGGTCGCGAGGCCAGCCACATCATCACTGTCAGGCTGGAACGGTCCGAGGCCGGGTGCCAACTTCGCGTCGACAACACCGGAATCGACGAATTTCAAGTTCTCTTGCTGAATGACAGCTGATGCTGCCGACTCAGTGAACTCGTCAGACTGAATGTGATACTTACGGGAGAGATCCACCTCGGTGAGGCTTCTTGTTGCGTGGTTGTTGTTGTTGTTGTTTGTTTGGCCTGACGTCTTCTCCCCCCAGCATACGTCCATTAGCTGGGTAGGTTCTTGCACTGGCTCCCAACGACGACCGTCCCTAAAGAGGGACTCGGGGGTTCGCCCCAGTCGGGATGGCCCCCCCGCACACTCCTCAGCGCCGTGCGCGCGCTCGAGGCAGATCGGGAGGCTACCGTTCGACTTTGGTTTCGCAACAAGCGGGACACTCGAACTGCGCCCCATGTGCACGACACACCCGAGAAGGGTGCCGCACGCCCACATCAAACACGTCACCTTCCATCGGGAGACGTGGACGCGGGCTGATCTGACGCCACCATGTGTTGCCACAATGGGGCGCAAAATGAGAAAAAGCACGATTGCGTAGTCGACTGGTCCACTAATCCAGCCAATCTGCACGCCAAAGGTGCTCTCGAGATGAACCGGCAGTAGCACTGAGGCGTACATGCCGAACCAAACTCTGACAGCCGTCGCTGCGCAATCGACCAGAAGTCCACCACGGGGGGTGTTTCTCTGCAAGATGCGGTCAGCAGGGGCCGCCACGAGGGTGTAGAAAACCGCTGTGTTGATGATCAACATCTGCACTCGGGCTATCATGAGGTCCCAGAAGAGGTCCCTGGGCACACTACCATTGGTGTGGATCTCAGTCACCTCCTGCGCCTGCACAGTCATGGCGAGGACACGCTCACGGTGCCCCTCGGCATACAGCCCATCCACATACTCACGGGCGCGGCGCAAGGACTCGATGCCCATGTAGCGGTCGGAATCGACACTCGCCGCCCTGTACTCCTCCACCAACTGCTCCCAGGTGGGGAATTCAACGGTGGCATAACTCTCCGGAACACTGGCCCGCAGAATCGATCGGAGGACTGGGATCTTCGCTTCAAAAACCTCGCGCCCATACCAGAAGTACTCACGCGCAGCTGTGACCACACGCTCGCCGGCATCGACATAAACGTGCTTGTCAGAGGGGAGGGACACCACCAGCATCTTGCCTATTGACGCTTCGTCGAGCGGCGCCACGTAGGCCTCCAACTCAGCCTCCCACCGAAAGCTGCGCTTGAGGAAGGTGACCTGGTCGATGGTGCGAAACGGAACGTCGCCAGTGCTCTTGTCGGCAGCAGTGTACGTAACCCCTATGCGCGCCAACTCCTCCGAGATGTTGTTGTGGCAGAACCACGGCACCATGACATCCTTGGTGTCATCATCACCGTACGTGATCTGGCTCACGAACATTCGGTAGTCCCGCACCTCGCCGAGGGGGTGGAGGCGCTTGTAGGCATATCGGCTGTAGAAAGAGTTCATCAGACAATTGATGACCACTGTGAGTGTGTGCCCAGAGGGGTTGTGTCCGAAAAACTCGTACAGGTCCCCGTCAAAACACACAAAGCAGAAGGCCACATCTTCGCCCATGCACTCGACCACCCGCAGGTGCTCCTGTGTGGCGCCGCATCGACGTAGGATCTCTCGGATCGCGCGGAACGCCTCTAAGATCCAGGAAGCTCCAGCCTTGAGGTCATACCACTTGTAGTCACCATCAATCTTCTGGCCACTACCGGAACGGCTGAGGTACTGCGCCAAATGGTGCCACTCACGGGATTGGGCCACCAAACCTGGGGCAGCCTCGAAGAGAAGTTTGTTCTTCATGATGACGCGGACCAGGGCGGACGTATGCATACGGGCCACGAGACTGTGGTCCACAGGGAGTCCGTTGATGGCGCGGGTCTGGTGATCACTCACCTTGGCGGCGGAGCGCGGTTCGTCCTTGTTGTGCTTCACGGCAATTGGGCTGGCCCGCCTACCGGAAACATAACGCTGGTACATCACCTCAGCACGATCCAGAACCGGCTTGGTGAAGGTACGCTTGACCTGGTACAAATCGTCTGGAGGCAGCTCGACTGTCACATGGCGCTTGGTAGCCATGGAGGGGAACCCGGCACTGGTCTTGAAATTCATGCTGTCGATGAACCGTGTGCCCGGGACACCATTTATGGCTGCCTCGACACTGAGGATGGTGGCCGCCTCAGCCTTGTCCTCCTCGCTGAGTCCGGCCATGACCTCGTCGATGTACGCATCAGAACACTCCCGAAGGAGATGCTCATCCGTCAGACGCTCCTGCTGCAGGATGGGAAGAATCTGGTTCCTTCCAACCTGCCAGCCAGACATGGGTGGGGCGAAGTGCTCCTGAGTGTAACCAGCTTGCTCTGCGGCATCTGCAAGTATGGTGCGGGCAACCTTGGACTTCGATGAGGCCCGTGGGATATTTGTCGTGCCATAGTTGTGTATCGTACAATCGTCCTCCACGTACATCAACACACTCTTTGGGTGGTTCGGTCCCACAGTGACGACGCGATACTCACTATCCAACATCGGTGGTGATGGCTCAACAAGGAGGTCTCCAAAGTGGCGGATAGCGTCCTGCACAACATCCTGGGTCAAAGACACTGCTTGACACTTGGTAGCGGGGTGCGTACCAAGGTAGTGAAGGCCGACGATGAGGGGACCTTGGCGACTGTACTGCACGACAGGGGTCCCACAGTGACCCACGGCGTTGGGTGTCTCGTACCCCCACACGCGCATGGGCCGGCCATCAGGAACAGTGGTGGTACCCTCATCGGACACACACTCCAATGGTACAGCTGCGCTCTCGCCATCTGTGGTCTTTCTGCAAAACCATCCCGGCGCTCGAGCGGAATGAGAAGTCTGGGGCACGAGTTGGATCATCTTGACCTTAGCGGTGTAATCTCGGTTCTGGAAGAACACGAGCTCACGCTCAGGGACGCGGTGGAGCATAGACTGGGTGTAGCGCTTTGTCATGTTGCGTGACGGCCCACTGGCAATTGGTTCGTGCATGAAGGTAATCTGAAGATCGCCCTCGGTGGCCAACAGGTGATTGGTGGTGACATACAAGTGGCCGCCAAGGGCGAGACAGACGCCATTGGTGCGTTTCGTGACGCCGTCGACAACCCGGCGCACGATCAACCCGAAAGTGTTCCGCAGGATGTACTGGTTGACTTTGGTGCGCTCCAGGCCGGACCAGGATCGAACCAGGGGCGCGTAGTCGAGGTCAACGCGTGAGTACTTGTCTACCTGGTACGGTGACTCAAGGACATCACCGGCTGGCTCTGGTGTCACACCGACAGTGGCCAGAGACAACCGCACGGAAGGCTCCTCACTAGACTGCTCTTCGAGAGTGTAGGAGTTGTACATGCGGTAGGCGGCACACGCAGAAGCAAGACCAGCCAGCACCATCAAGACACGCCGCAGCACCGGCTTACAGCGGGACCACACTTCATCCTTGCACGCCGCCAAGGCAGCCAAGACTTTCTCACGGGAGTAGTCCGCAATGGCTCCACGGGCGCGCTCGTAGACCGACGAGGGGGTCGGAAGCGCGCCGCGATGAACATAAAGTGCAGCGCCGGCAGCCGCTGTTGCAGTGGCGATACCCATTGCCCCCCAAGGGGGGGAGCTTTGGGTCTGGTCGTAGACACTGACCTCGGAACCCTGAACGCGCGCATGAGCATCCGCAAGCAGAGTTTCAGCACACGCACATGCGCGTTCGGCGCTACCGCAGTGGGGACAAACACACCGACAGTGGGCCTCAGGAATGTGGCACTGGTCACACAAGGTGACACTGCGCACCGACTCAAAGGCACCCTTAAGGCCATCCTGCTGGCGCTTGTACTCCTGCACGACTTCGTTGAACCACTCCATGAAGGAGTAGATCTCGGTGAAGGTTTTGTACTCGACCTCAAACGCCTCCTGAGTGATGGCATCGTCGTTGCCTGACCGACGCGCGACGACCTTCGTGACTCTGATGTGCCACAGATCGAAGTAGCACCCCGGGGGGGGATTTGGGTCAATGTCGTCGCGGAGAGCGTCGGCGTTCTTTGCATCCGCGTACTCAGGCTTCGGGCTGATGTACAGGTTGTATCGGAACCGGCGCCTCACCGCTGCCGGGTTTGAGAACCAAACGGCCGCGTTCAGATGCGGTGTGTTGGTTGTGCCAATGACAAACTCAGGGCGAGCTGGTGTTCCCTTGTTCTCGATGTCCGCCTGAGGAGGTGCAAAGGGGACGTTGTTCACCAAGGCAATGATGTCGTTGAGGGACGGATCGTCACTAGCCTTGTTGGGGTTGGGGCAAGCCACATCGTCAAGGACAATACACCACATGTGCGAGCGGAAGTCAGTCCAGTAATCGTCACTGAACGTGCGGGTGTACTTGAATTTTGGCTCGATGGGCTTGTTGCACACCTTGCCGTAATGATAGTACAACTGCTCCACGAATGAGGACTTGCCTGCGGAGGTGCGCCCGCAAACCAGGAGGGCGAAGGGGGCTTCTCTGGCTGCTCCATTCTTGTAGCGGACCAAGTGTGTGGCCCGCGCCAAGCGCAGCTTGCTCAGTGTGCTGGCGATGGGGACACGGGCGTCGCTTCCAACGTGGAACTTGAGGACTTCCATGCCCTCGACAATCATGTCTTCGAGGTTGCTCATGTGCACACTCTCGTCGACTCGGTCCTGACCGGGGAGGCGGAAGATGGCATCCTCCTCAAGGGTCTGGAAGGCGCGGTTGACCCAAGCGGTGTGTGTGGCTTGTGTGTGGAATATCGGCGAGATGGATCCGGTTTCAAAACACTGCGACACACGCCCAATAATGTATCGGACGAGGTTGACCACACTGGTGACAAAATCAGCCTCCACTATGAATTGCTTGGCGCCCTCAGCATAGGCTGTGAGAAGGGATGTGACCTCAATGCCTAGCCCAGCTTTCATAAGCAGGGCAGAGCTAGTGGCCAAGGTGGCGGAGCGGACAAGCATCTTGAAGAGCGGAATGTCGCGCATACCGGTAGAGAAGTCCACGGGATCATCGGCGGCTTGCTCAGTGTTCATGATGCTCTGCATGAGCTTCATGGCCCGCATGGTGATGGAGTCCCCGGCAAACATCTTGAGGGACACGAGGAGTGCGAGGGCAACATCGCCACGGCACTTGCTGCGTTTGAGCAACGCGTACGTGAGTGCCACCACCTCAAGCATGGAAGCTCCCTCAGCTAGAACATCAGCAGAGAGGTGCTTGGCGAGAGCTGCAGGGTCGAATTCTGTGAACTCGAAGGCCTGTTCATGGAAAACGACTGTGTGGACTTTTCCTTCAAATCCTTCGCCTGGGACGTAGTGTGAGGTCTCCGTCCAGTAGGATGTGGCAGGGGTCAGAAGCCGCTCGTGGCGTGTGACTGAGACACGGTAGTCGAAGCCCGTCGTGGGGCACTCAACTATGTGGCTCATTATCTCCAGGCCGTCAGGGGTTGGCTTGCCAGGTCGCTTGGCGCGACGAAGGCGAAGCTTCAGTTTGAAGATTGTGGTGGGGTTCGATGAGGGGAGCCGTGATGGGGGCTCCTCATTGGGGGGGGGGGTGTTCTGTAGTGATAGTGGAGAATTCATGGGGAGTAAACTACACCTATCAAGATCTGCAATGGTGCTCCCTAGGTGATGTCGGGAGTTGGAGTATTTAATCAGGAATGCAACCGCAAATTTTAGGTCCGTCGTCGGACAACCTGAAACGTGATCAGTACACACATAGTACACAATTGACGTCGATCACCACCCAACGCTGAGGTTTACAGCGTGAGTAGAGGTGAGATGATTCCTTGTGGGTTCTGGTGAAGAGGATCGCTAACCCCGCTTTCTTGATTTGGTGACCCGCAATGAGTCCAACGACTCAGCCATCACTACGAAGGCTGGTACCCCCAGGACAATAGGGGGGACGCGTCGGTGGAAGATCAAGGGGATCGAGATGCCGCAGCTAGGGCGGACTTGTAAACATTTGACCAAAGGATGAGTAAGGCGGGGGACCGCTTGACAACTCTATTACCGCAAGGGATTGAGAGAGGGGAGGCAATGACTCCACGGTCCGGGGGGTGGTTCTGTCGTGTTGGGCACACTACAGTGAAGCCCCGTCGTATCGTGACGGCGACGTATGAAACAAGCATTCAATGTCCTAAGGTGTTGTGACGAATCAATACCACTGTCGAAACTGCAACTTGTACAGAGTTCGCAGAAATACCGAGACATAACTGTACATTTAAAACAATGAGTGGGGGGCTATGATGGCCC